AGCTCGACCGCGAACACATCGGCATGTCGGTCAACCACGCGAGGCGGGCCGGCGTAGAGCCATTGGTGGCCGCTTGGGGTGTAGCTGGTTGGCAGGGTGGTGGTGGTGAAGGCAAACCCGTCGAGACCGGAGCGCTGGCCCTGGTAGTGCGCCACGATCTGCAGGAACTGCGCCTCGGTGATCGCCTCAAAACTCAGCGACAGCCGCCGCCCGATCTCCGCCGAGGACCGACGCACCGTGCTTACCCGGCCGCTCATTGATGGCAGGGTGGCGCCGCCCCACTGGCCAGGCGTCAGGGGGCGGATGGCTGGGACCAGGGCGGGGAAGTCGGCCATCAGGAGGCAGGCAGCTTGAGTGATTGGCCGGGGTAGATCAGGTCGGGGTTTTCGATCTTGTCTTTGTTGAGCCCATAGATCTCCGGCCAACGATTGGGGTTGCCCAGCATTCTGCGGGCAATGTCGGTGAGGGTGTCGCCAGGCTGGACAATATACCGGCGATCGGAAACGGTTGGCCCCGGCGTGCCGCCGCCAAGATCGCAGCGGTAAGAGATGGGCTCTAGCTCTAGGGGAATGTCCACGTTATAGGCAGGATTCTCAGGGTTGCTGACGACGAACGTAGAAAATAGGCTTATTTCTACATAGTCGCCGGCCGGAGTTTGGTAAGAAAGCCGGTTTTCATTGACGTTGTTATTGTTGGCCGCAGGGAATATGCCGGAAATGATGCCCCATTGAGTGTCAATGATCGTTGTCGCAGGCGTTGCCGATCCGCCAGACAGACTTGCATAATGAACCCGAACCGTTACCGTCTGCGTCCCATTCGGGCATTCATCGGCGTAGGCGTTTGGATCAATCGACTGATCTGGCGACACTGGCGGCCCGCCAGGCTTGGCCGGGTTGACCGGCGGGCTCTCCGGCGCCTCCTCGCTGAGCGGCCTGTTGTCTGGAAGCAGGGACTCGTCGTAGGTCGGCGCCAGGTAGTTGGTCCCCCCAGCGCCGCCAGCTCCACCGCCGCTATTGACTTGATCATCCCTGGTTGTGATCCCGCTGCTCCATGTCGTTGTTGGCTCCCCATCGGCATTGGTGCCAGTCGAGACGGGTGTGCCGAGGCTGCTGAACGGTGTCCCGCTGGTGGTGCTGGCCGGCACTGTGGTGCTGGTCGAGCGGCCCGGCACGTCGCAGGCGCCGATCGCCGGGAACGGCAGCAGTGCCCCAGGTGCTACGACGTTCGCCACCTGCAGGGCCAGCAGGCTGCGGGCCTGGGAGTCAACTGGGAAGTGGCTGAGCGTCAGGGCTTCGGACCCATCGGCCGATGGCGCGACGGACTCCACGGCGTACCAGTCGCTGATTAGCCCATCGGCCTCGCGGCCCGTCACCAGGGGCAGTCGAATCACCACGATGTCGCCCTGGCTGATCCGGCCGGTGTGGCTGCCAGGAATCAGGGTTACAGCTGCTGTGTGGGTTGAGAGGTAGCGCCGGCCATGCAGGTAGGCGCCGACCCGTGCCGCGTGGATCTCGGATGCGCAGAACCGCGACAGGTCGTGCTGCTCCGCTGGCCCAGGGCGGCCGAGACCCACCTCCAGGCTGCGCACGATGGGCATGTCCACCTCCGACTGTTGCCGCCAGAGCATGGTGAGCTTCGGGGCTAGCCGCGTGCCGGCATCGCTCCATTCCTGGCTGAACGAATCCGGCGCAATCACCGATTCACCGAACACCCAATCAGGGGCAATGGTGTTGGTGTAGATCGTGCCGTCGGCGTTTGTGGGCAGCAGGGGGCGCAGGCCGAACTTCCCGCCGATCCGGGTTTCCCTGAGCAGGAAGTAGGGCAGCAGCCCAATCAGCCAGTCCCCCAGGTTTGCCGACTCGGTGAACTCGCCATTGCACAGCAGTCCGTTTACATCGCAGAAGCGGGCCGCGGCAGTGAGGCTGGCCGTATCGATCATGGCGGCCGGCACCCTGCTGGAGCGCTGCCACGCCCAGAGCACCAGGTCGGCGATGTTGTCCGATGCGCCGACGACACCATCGAGCAAACGGCCGCGCTCAATGATCAGGCCTTCGCGCTGAAACACGTTGCACCCGGTGCGCCAATCGTCAGAGCCGCCGGTGGTGGTGTTCGAGAACTCCAGCGTGGCCAGGCCGGCGTAGCTGCCGCCGCCACCGCATGCCGTGGGGAAGGTCGGCACTTGGTAGCCGGCCTGGGGCGTTGCGGTGTTGCCGGGACTCCAGGTGCCGGCCCGCTTGTCGTAGTTCTGGCTGAACGACCCCACCCGGCAGGCGCCCACGCGGAAGTCTCTGGTCTGAATCGAGCCCATCGGGCCGATCCCCAGCACGCAGTGGTAGCGCGCGGTTTGCTGGGTGCTGGTGTTGGAGAAGCTGGCCTCTGTGGCCTTGGGAAACACCAGCACGCCGCCGGCACTGTTGCGCCGCCTGGCGAAGATGACCGGGATGGGCTCGCCAATCACCATGGCTTGCTGCGGTGAATTGAGCGGCGTCTGAGCTGCTGCCTCTGCAGCCTTGGCGGGCGGAGGCAGCCGGCCCGCGTCGGCCTCAGCAATGAGTCCTATTCGTGACGAAGAAAATAATTGCGTCGGTGCGCTAATCGTCTGGCCGCTTGGCAGCGTAACGTCGATGAATGTTGCGTGCTTATCTATCCACGCCTGTCGCGCACTCTCAAACATGGAGCCCTGCCCGCCGGTAAAGGATGAAGTCATAGGATGCAGGGCACTCCGATCAGCGCATCAGTGGCAGTGACCGGCGGGAACTGCGCACCCACAGGGCTGAGCGCGGAACCGAGTTTCATGTTGATGCTGGTGGCCGTGCCGCTGGCGCCGATCACCTGCCCGATGCAGGAGCCGACCAGGATCTGCCCGGCCTGAGGGGATCCCGTGTCGAGGGCCTCGTCAAACTGATAGACCCTCATCGTGGCAATCCACGGGCCTGCCAGGGCCTGGCGCAGCAGCGCCTGGATTGACGGCAGACGGGGCAGCACCAGCGTGGCCTGATCGCCGCCAGAGCCGCTGGTAATCCCACTCCAGTCCATCGGCTGGTAGGTCCATAGGGAGCCCTCCCACGTCACCGACTGATCAACCCAGAAGCTCTGCCACCGCTCGACGGTGGTGATCTGCCCAGCGTCCTGGAATGCCACGAATAGAGCCTGGCCCCGCGCGATCGGCATCAGGCCCCCCGCAGCGCCATGCGCCCGGCTGGTGTGCGCAGCTGGGCCATCACCGCTGAAGCGGTAGCCTGCACGACCCCCCGCAGATCAGCCACGCCGATGGTGTCGGTGCCATCGGGCAGCCGGTAGACCGGGCCGGTTTTGATGTTGATGGCCAGGGCGCGTGCTGTGTAGCCGGCCCCGCTCATGCGCACGCCCGCCCACCTCGATGCGGACCTGCTGCGTGCGTGATCGATCACGGTTTCCCGTGGGTGCAGCATCGCCATGAACCCGCCGCGGCCATCCAGTCCGCCAGCCCGGGGGCCGTCGCCGGTGTAGCCGCCGCCCTCAAACTTGGGCACGCTCACCGTTGGCAACGTGGGTAGCGTCGGCAGACGGAGGCGTCCGGCGATGGAGTTGACGCTATTGATCATCTGATTGACCGCACCCAGGAATCCGTTGATCACATTGGCGCCGAACTGCAGCACGTTGCGCAACACCGTTTTGATCGCCTCGGCTCCCGCCTGAAATGGCTTGGCCAGCCCTGCGGCAATGTTGCTCATGCTGCTGGTCAGCCAGCTCCACACGCTGCCGATACCATCGCGGACGGCCTTGCCGATGCCAACGACAGCGCCCAGCACCGCCTTCCCGATCGCGGCCAGGCCGTCGCCGATCAGCTCGACGAGGCCGGTCAGCTGCTCACCGATCCATCCGATGAACTTGCCGATCGGCTCGCGGAAGGCGTAGACCATGGCGCCAACGGCGATGATGGCCAGCGTGATCCAGCCGGCAGGGCCGCTGAAGAACGCCAGCATCGTGGGCAGGAAGGTGGCGCCCAGGAACGTCAGCAGCCCTTGGAACGGTGCCAGCAGAGCAGCTGCTAGCCCGGTGCCGGTGAGGGCAGAGAGCGCCACCGCTAGGCCGGCCAGCACCGGCGAGAGCGCCGCGAACCCGATCGCCAGCAGCGCGAGTCCGCCGATGATGGCCTGGATTGGGCCGGGCAGTTTGGTGAACACATCGACCACGGCGGTTACGCCCGTGACCATTGCGTCCAGAGCCGGCAGTAGCGCCACCGACAGGCCAGCGGCCAGCCCGCCAACCTTGCCGCCAAGGATTGTCAGCTTGTCCGAATACTCATCAGCCTTTTGCGCAAAGGCAGATGTCATCTTGACCTTGAGCTTATCTATCGCATCGCCGCCCATGTTGAGCATCGGGATCATCTCAGCGCCAGCCTTACCGAATAGCTGCATGGCAAGCGCTGTCTTCTGTACTCCATCTGGCATGGTCTTGAACTTGTTGGCTATCTCCAGCGTCACCTGATCGGCGGTCTTCAGCTTGCCGGCCGCGTCCGTTGCGCTGACGCCTAGCGCCTTCAGCGCCTCGGCAGTGGTGCCCTTCCCGGTGGTGGCCGCTTCGTATAGGCCTTTACTCAATTTGCCCAGGGACTTTGCTACCGCGTCGATGTCGGTTCCAGTGGTCGAAGCCGCCTTCTTGAACTTCGCCAGGGACTCGACGCTGACGCCAGTGCGCTGGCTCATGTCATACATTGCATCGCCGGTTTCGATCGTCTTCTTCACCAGCGCAGTCAGTCCTCCCACCGTGGCCACCGGTGCCAGTGCCCCGAGCGCTCCGCCCAGCGGGCCGACCTTGCTGGTCAGCGCCTGCGCTGCACCCTCAACCCGCTTCAGCTTCCCGCCCAACGCCGCGACCGATTCGCTACCTGTGACCGCTGCCTTGATCCGCAGCAGCGCATCCATGTTCATCGCCATCAGCGCTTCTCCCTGCTGAGTTGCCCCAGGATCTCATCCTCGATGATCTGCAGATCGTCCATCACGCGCGGCAGGTCCGGGGTCTGATACAGGCTAGCCGTGGCGATGATGGCGGAATAGTCAAGCCCGGTCGGGCCGTCGAGCCCATGGCGCCACTGTGTCTGGCAGCGGATGAACAATCCAACCGCCGGCCAGTTCTCTGGCCATACCTCGAAATGCTCGGGCTCCAGCAGCTCAGCGGGGAGCTCTAGGCCCCAGTCCGCCGCCGATTGCCGTAGCTCGTCAGTGCCCCCGCCAGCGCCGCTCAGCCAATACCTCGCGGCGCCTTGGAGTTTCCCCGCTTGGCTCCCTCCAGGCTTTCGGCCCAGGCATCACAGATGGCTTTGGCTACGCCCTGGATCCGCACGAACTTGTCAGCAGTTGCGGCGGTGAACCCAATCGGCTCGCCGTCGTCATCGGTCACACCAGACCAGCCCACCAGCACCTCGGCTGCAACGGTGCGATGGCTGACGCCTTCCAGTTCGGGATCATCCTCGCCGCGCTTCAGCAGCGCTGCCCGCTTGGCTGAGGCCACCAGCAGGTAGTCGATGCGCTCCTGATCAAGGAACGCGAATTGCGCGGTGAAGCTATAGCGGGTGCCGGCCAGCTCCCCAGCCACGGGCCAGGGATAACTGCTGGCCGTGCTGATCTTGAATCCCATCAGGTGAATGCGATTGTGAGCTCATTGGCTGTGCCAGCAGTATGCAGCGCCACGAAGGGAATCTGCAAGCCGGCCACGCCGCGGAGATCGGTCGGGGCGGGCGGGC